GATAGCCTTCCCTGTTTTACGTCAGATATTTCGTACAAGGGCAAAGATAAACGAATCAGAGTTAAAGGTTACTTTACCAAATACTGCTGAGATATGTATCAAAGGATCAGATAATGAAGATAGCCTTCGCGGGGCCGGATTGGACAGAGTTGTACTTGACGAATATGCCTACTTCAAGCCTCATGTCTGGGAAGAGATTGTATTGCCTATGTTAGCAACATCTCAGGGCAGTGCAATGTTCATCGGAACTCCAGACGGATATAACGTACTGTGGGAACTCTATTCAAAAGGCCAGGCAGATCCTGAATGGAATAGCTGGAAGTTTAAAACTATTGATGGTGGCTTTGTAGCTGATGATGAAATAGAAAGATTAAGATCAAACATGGATGGGCGTTTGTTCAGGCAAGAGATGGAAGGCAGCTTTGAAACCACTGGTAATAGAGCAGCTTATAACTTTGACAGGGATGAACACGTAAAGAACCATGCTGAGAAGCCTAACAATATATACGCCGGAATGGATTTCAATGTTGATTACATGACAGCGGTTAAGGTGTACGAATACACAGATCAGACAATCCATTACGCAGATGAGATAAGACTTACCAATTCCAACACAGAAGAAATGGCTAAAGAAATAAGAAGTCGTTGGCCCGATGTAAAGCAGATATATCCCGATCCGGCTGGTAGTGCGAGATCAACAACAAGCAACCGCTCAGATCATCAGATACTAAGAGACAGCGGCTACCAGGTAACAGCTAAGAAAGCACATCCCCAGGTAAAGGACAGATTAAACGCTTTAAATAGGAAACTGGTAGATGCTACTGGCAAGGTAGGAATGACCATTGATCCTGGATGTAGATATTTGATTAAGGATTTAGAACAATGTCAGAGAGATAAACGGGGATCACTGGACAAGTCAGACATGACTCTTTCCCATGCACTAGATGCTTGCTCGTATTTGATCAGTTTTAAATGGCCGATTATAGGCCGTGTCGGGACTTCAGTACAGTGGTAGAGTTCTTACTTGGTGTCAGTCTGATGTTTAATGCTGCATTTATTTTTATATGGGTTATCGGGGTCAAGATAAGCAAAGCACAACAGAAAGAATTACAAGAGCAATCAGATCAGGCTTTCGGGAGGCAACTGACTAAATATTTTGAGAATTGGATGTACAAGGCATGAGATCAGTTAATACAGTTGTTTTACCCGAATACAGTGAACAGTTAGTCCTCGATTCCGTAAGGCGAGCTCGTGAACAATTACAATCAAAGGATAATGCTAAAAGATTAACAGCATTGGACTTTTACTATAATAGAAATATGGATACACATCTAGAGCAATGGTTCCCAGGTGAAAGCCTTTCTCAAGTACCGATGTTTCCTGTACGAATAGTTCCACGGTTTGCAAGGGCTAGGATGTTATTGTTAAAGAACGAGATCAAACGATTTATAAGTGGTGAGGAATCAGAAGATTACAGGGAACTGACTCATCAACTTAATTCAAAGATGCGGGAGTTCGGTGAGATAGCCTGGTTATTAGGATGCTGTCATTTAAGGTCGAAGTGGTCCGAAAGACACCAACGGGTAGAGTATGATATATTGCCCCAGGTAAAAGAATATTACGTCAATGGTGAATCGCTGCCATTTGGTTATTCTTACGAGGTTGAGATATTTGGTAATCACAGACAGTTTGTATTCTGGTCAGAGGCAAGGGACGGAGAACCAGGGCTACATTTTAAGTACGATCAAGCAGGTAAGATTATAGATATACCGGGAGGGGATGGAACTAATCCATACGATATATTACCTATAAGCAAATTAATGAATTCAGCTGATGCTTCTGATGTAGTTAGGTGTGCAGTTCAAATAGGTATAGCAATGACCGAGATAGCCTTGGGGGTTCGCTTCAGTCTAGGACAACCAGTGATAACCGGGATAGAAGAATCACAGGCACAAATTAAATCGGGAATAGACAGGGCTATTTTATTACCAGAGGGTGCATCATTTAATTATGTAAGTCCATCCGGCTCATTACCAGCAATGATTGAAAGCGTAAAAGCATTTGCTGATCTAACGGCTCAGAATCATGCATTGAAGATAAAATGGGGCGATGCAGGGCAAGTACAGTCTGGAGTTGCATTAGCTATCCAGGACATTGAGAACCTCGAATCAAGGGAAAGCGATATTCCTTTGTGGAAAGAATGGGAGAACTCAAGATATGAAATTGATAAAAAGATTATTGAAGTACATACGGGTAAAGGTCTATCTGAAGATTATGCGGTGGACTACGGTGAGGTAAGCTATCCAATGTCAGCCAAGGAGGAGCTGGATCTATTAAAGGCCAAGAAGGATATGGGTATAATAGACCAGGAAGATATAATCAGACATTACAACCCCGATATTTCAGATGAAGAATTACAAAAGAAACTAGGAACGGATAAGCCTTCAGTACAACCTAGCTCACCACTATTAGAAGCATTGAGACAACCAGTTGCCTGATATAAAAGATAACGCTGCTAAAGAATTCGCAATGGCCGTTCAACGGGTACAGGGAGAATTAGTATCTCAGATACTTGATTTAAGAAATGAAGGGCTTACAAGACAGGAAATTTTATTAGTCCTGCAATCATTAGACATGGAAGATATGATCTTAAACAGATTAAACCTGAATGCTGATATAGATAACCTGATGATTACTTATCAAGGTGTTTTAGCTAACATGGAAATGACAGGAGCGGTATCAAACGAAGCTCTTACCGCGTTATTAAGAATGGATCGTGCCAATTTTGTTTCACAGTCTGGAGTTATGGGAAACACCATAAGAAGTGAAGCAGCAAGGGGAATACTGGCCGGGGCAAGTGAAGCAAGTATAGCAGAAGGCATTTTAAGCGGTGCAGGAGGCGTTATACGGGCAGATCAGGCTCAGACCCTAGCTAATACCGCACTCAACACATTTGAACGCAATGTGACGTTAGAAATGGCAGAGTTCGATCCTGAAGATGCGACTTATGTTTATCAGGGGCCAGTAGATGACAGGACTCGGGATATATGTTTAGACATGGTAAGTGCTGGAGCATTAACAAGAGCTGATGTTGAATCTGATTTCCCAGGAGCATTTGGTGATGGGGGAGGATTCAATTGCCGTCATCGCTGGGCAAGGGAAACATCTGTAAGCAAGAAGCTAACTGGTAGTAAAAAACAGGTGGATAAGTTTATTGCTAAAAGAGGTAAATCTTATAATCCAGTAACCCTACAGGATCAACGTGGCTAAACCTTTAAAGACAGTACCAACATTTACTGCTTCCTTCTGGAAAAGAATAGGTGATGAGGTATCGGATCGCATCCAAGTACATACCAAAAAGGGTAAGGATGTCAGCGATGCAAATTTTAGTAAATACTCACAGAAGTATGAAGATGATAAAGCAGCGGGAAAGTTCAGGAGGCAATCATCTACAAGTAGGAAACCCGATCTCACATTAACTGGTGATATGCTTAGAAATTTACAAACAAGATCAGCAAACAAAGAGGGTGTAATAATAGGCTGGTCAGGAACAGATGCTCAGAAGGTACAATGGAACGCTGATATGGGTAGAGAGATTACCACAACATCCAAGCCAGTAACTACAAAGACAGAAAACTGGATTGATAAGCAAGTAGGGATAAGAATTGATCGCAATATAAAAGCGACTAATGAAACAAAGACCTTTGTCATTGGATGAAGGTGAACTCAAACAAGAGGTAAAAATGTCAGAAGAAACAGTACAAGAAGTACAAGAGTTGGCCACTAACAGCCAGGAAACTGAACCAAGCATTAGCCCTGATATTGGTGAAGTGATTGCAGAAAGCAAAAAGTACAGAACACGGGCTCAAAGTGCAGAGAAGAAAGCAGATAGCCTTCAGCAGGAAATTAAAGAAATCCGAACTAAGCAGCTTGAAGAACAGAATGATTATAAAACCCTTGCCGATGAACGCAAGGCAATCATTGATGAACAGAACGCTGAATTAGAGATTAATCGGGCTGAAATAAAAGCTGAAGTAGATTCTCTTCTTTCTGATTTCTCGGATGAAGATCGAGAAACATTTAATGGACTTCCCTTAAAACAATTACGGGCAGTTCATAACAAAATGACTTTGAAACCAAACCCGGTTTCTATTGATAATAGTAAACCATCATCAATGGGTGGGTACAGTTCCTTCCCGGAATGGGCCGCTGCTGATCCTGAGGGATACAGAAAGGCCAATAACCTTCAAACATCAGGAAAAATCAAAGTAGGATATGGCAACTGATTTATTGAAACAAGCGTTAGATCCTGAGAATGATCTCAAACACCGTACTGTAGAGAACGGTAATGATATCGAATGTACATATAATAGTAAGAAGATTTCTTATGATGATTATATAGACATCCATGAAGAAAGAGGAGAGCGATTGCAAAAAGGCAAGAATGTCAAGTCTGTCGGGCTCTTCAGTGGATTCGGTCCTGGTAAATTGAAAAAGCCCTATGATGAATAACAAACCTTACTTGATTGCGTATGATGTAAGAATCATGCGTATAGATAGGATGGTAAAATTTAGGAGTATTAGCAATGGCTGAAACAGATACCGGCGTAGCCGTTGGTGGTCTTGGTAAGATTATCGGCGATGCCGTAATAGCTTTTAATCATGTTAATGTGATGTATCCTTTGGTAACTGCCAAACAGGCCCCACAGGGTGCAATTACAGTTCAATTTCCTGATTATACAAAGGTTGCTTCAAGTAGTGTAGCAGCAGTTTCTGATGGAGCAGATCATACAACGATTGCATCTATTACAACTGCCGCAAGAAGTGCTACTGTTTCTGAGCACGTGATTCGTGCTGACGTGTCAGATTTGGCTCGTATGGGAAACGCGGAAGATTTAACAGGAAATGTAGGCGATATTT